AGGGCAGGTGCTGCCATGAAGGGAGCAGCGGCAGCAAGTGCGATTGCAGATTTGATCATTGTTTCTTTCCTTTTGTGTTTACTTGCGGAGTGTTTACCCGCAGATGATAGCAGACCCGACTTGTCTGCGTTGGGAGAATTATAACACAGACCTGTAGAAATGGCAAGTGTTACAATTTTGTAACGTTACAGGGAGTATTTATACTTTTTTAATCCTTCGGTTTATTCAACCGATTCTGTTTTAGATACTCCTGGGTCCTTTTCCTTGACTCCAGTAGCATTTGAGCGACTCTAGAACGTCCTTCATAGTATGCATCAGTGTTGAGATCGAGACTAATGACATCTGCTGGGTCTACGATTGCATCAAATTCAGCATCATCGTCACCAAGAATCTCTCTTAGTTCTTTTGGTAAATTTTCGTTTTTAATTTTTGGTAGTTCCATTAAGTGATCTCCACAAATTTGTATCCAGTTGCTTTTCTGGTGTGCCAGATTAAATTTCCCCCAGTGGTTTGAGGTTCTAAGTCTAAAGACGAGGCTACTACATCACCAGCCGTAACCTTAATAGTTTTACTAGTGCTACCTTTTGTTCCTGATTGGGTGAAGGTTTGTCCACCAATAGAAAGTGAACCAACTGCCTGTCCAGAAATACTTGGTTTATCATCCCAACTAAAATCCAATCTAACATCAGCTTCTCCAAAACCTGTTACATCAAGTCCCGTTCCATCAGCACTGAATGAAACACTTACATTAGATCCCATCAGTTGTGTCACCTGTCCAATATCCATTGTAGCATTTACATCAAAACTATTGGTAGCATCATCATCCCATTGGATCCTCTGTCCATTATTCCTAATTCGATACCCTGAATCAGAACTTGCTCCTGAAATTGTCCAGTCAATAGACGATGCCCCAGATCCACTAGTCGGAGTTATTGCCCAGGCAATACCTCCAGGATTCCTAATCCAATCTCCACTGGGTCCATTGTTTCTGATAGTAACACCTATTGTATGAGGACCAGCACTAAGATTGTTTAGGGCATATGTCTGAGAATTTGGTTCGTATCCAGAATTTATAATCTCAGTTCCATCTAGAGAGATTGTACCATCATCATCCATACCCCACTCCATACTGTAATTACCCGCAAAAGGAATGAGAACATTATAAGTTGCTGAGTGAATAGTGTTTAATAAAACATTGCTATTAGATGGGTATACAGCGTATTGATTCATAAAACTTCCCCAGTCTCCACCAGCATCAGGACCAGATCGAACCCAAGGGATAGTTGTTGATGATATACAACTGGTTCCCCTACAGATTTTTATATACCATCCACCAGGATTCATTGCCCACTTGTAGGCATTACCAAATGGTGCCAATCCTTCACCAAGAACAATAGTCGTGGGAGATGATACTCCATAAAATGCATATCCAAGTGGACTATTTGTAGTATCTAAAGCATATGCAGGAGTATCACCATTTCCTTCTGTCGCATCATCTGTCCACATAACATCATTGCCATTGCTTTTTGCATAGATCAATGTTGTCGAGACTGGTTCATCCCCAATATCAAATGGTGGAACCTTAAATGGAGAGAATCCATATAAGGTGTACGAACTTTGGGGTTTACCAGGTTCATAATCAACTACCTGAAATGATCCTGGGAAAGGATAGGTAAAAAGATGACATAGTACACCTTCATTGGCATATCCAGAAGGAGCTGTTGCATCGGTGCCAGTAAAATGATCTCCAGTAGTGCTATTAACATATCGGTAAAGAGGCACAGTAGAGTATGTTGATCCAGCACCATCACAACTACCAAATCCAGCAGCAGAGTTAGTACACTGCACAACCATTTTCAGAATTCCTTGCTGTAATGTTTGCGTTACACTATGAGGTGGAGTGTAATTACCAGTATGTCTTCTCTCATGTTCTTCACTGAAGATACCACCACCAGCATCGATGATAGGAGTCGTACTATCATTCAAGAAAACTTTAAAGGAATCATCTGCTCCACCAGTAATAGTATAAGTGTCTGTCTCTGGAATGTCAATAAAATAAGTTACTTCTTGTTGTTGACAGGGTAAGGTACATACTTCAGGGTTAACCCACACCGCATATGCATCCGCATCATCATTCCAAGCACCTGGTCCAGGTTCAGACTCTGCTGGATTTGTTCCATCAATAATAAATTCAGCGTTACAGTCGTCGCCATCAAGATCATAGAAGCAGATATTATTACCTCTTACTGTGTATCCACCATAACCTGTACCCCCAGTGATTGTCAATGGATAATCGGTTCCAGGCGCAAGACTCATTGTTGCCATCTGTTTTCCTTTACGCCCACTTTGGGTAAATGTTCGACCATTAACAACGATATTACCCAGTGCAGTTCCATAACTACTTGGATTATCTTTCCATCTCAACCGTAATGAAACCTGACCATCAGTATTTCCAGTTCCAGTAATTCTAAGTTTCACAACTCCACCTTCTTCTACAAATGATGCAGATATTGTTTGATCGACAAGAGTGCTTACTGAACCATCTGATACAGGAAATGTTGGTGGTGAGGATCTTTCTACTAATGTTTTCTCTACAAAAGTTCCGTCTGCCTTAAAAAATTTTACAGGAGTTATATTAATGTCTGGATCAAATGGAGAACAATCTATAGGAGTAAGTTTGATTGGTTCAAAATTATCTTCCAATCCCCAAGGAGTTGTTGATATCCTCTTCCAATCCATCTGAGGTTCAGTTAATGGATAATTGCTAGGTTCTCCAATTGGAGACAACAGATCATCTACACAGTCATAATACTCCTGTGTTCCGTCAGCAAGTGTTCTGACTCTACACCTCCTGGAACGGATAGCACTGACAGGTCCATCCATCACACGTTCTAGGTCACCCCAATCTACAGGACCATAAGTTATATCTCTTCCATCACCAAGATCTTCTGCCCGTCTTCTGCGTCTAGCATCGTCATCAACATCATCAACAAAGATGTCACAAGTTGGACCCAATGGTCCTTCAGGATAATAATAAGTAATTGCCATTAAAAAAGAGGGTAGTTACACCCTCTATTTATTTTAATCGTTGTAAAGGTCTTCCAACCTTTGTTTTTCATCTTTGAATTGTTGAGCATTCATTTCTGACACATCAACATACATCACTTCTTCACCAGGTTCAGGTGCTTCTGGATGCTTTCGCTTGATAGGTTCATTCATCACATTAATTGACATAATGTTTGCCCACATCATAGCGAATGCTGCACCTGCAATGACTGCAAAACAAGAAAAGTAAACAAAGACGAGCCAACCGTTCACAGTGCGTTACCCCTAGGCAGAACTTCCTCAGGGAATACAAAGTTTTCATGCGGTTGATCAACAGGTGCCAACCATGCACGGAGACCTTCATTCAAGAGGATATTCTTGGTGTAGAAGGTTTCAAATTCAGGATCCTCCGC